GCGGCGATGCAGCGGGGGTCAACGTGACCCGGCCATGTGTCATCTTCACGAGCACACAGGCATCGCCAGATGTGCATCCCGCTCACCGCCTCCCGCTTGGCGGCTGCGACCTCGGCAGCCACGAGGGCAGCGATGCCACGAAGAACATCGGGAGACATCATTCGCCACTCGGGGGTGTTGCGCGTACGCGCGTTCCACCAATCAGCAAGGCGGGCAGCGAACGCGACAGGATGCACCGTGTCGGGCTGGTCGGGCTGCGGCGGGGCTGGCTTGCCGTGCGTACAGGTCAAGTGACCGTTGACCATCGGCTGACCGTCAGGATCGTTCCCGCAGATCGGGCACACCTTCCCCTCGCCGGGATTCCCCGCCGCCAGCGCGTGCCACTCCCGGATCGGCTTCACGATGACGTGACCTCCACAGTTGATTCCGACGTGGCCGCCTTCGGTGACATGAATCGAGTCGGCGTAGTAGTCGTCCTCACGCTCCCGCCAGATTTCGCGGTCGGTGTTCTGTCGCGGATTCCCCTCGCCGGGATTCGGGTCATTCACCATACTGAGGCTCCTCGCAGGTACACATGGAAACCGGGCGTCCACAGGTACGACACGGTGGATTGCTTGGGGTGATCTTCGCCTCTCCGGGCCACAGATCGCACGGCGTTGGGTCTTGCCGGTATCCCACACAATCGGAATCGCACAGCGAGTTTGCCATTTCCATCGGCGCCGATCTGCCTATCGGCTTCTTCCTCATCAGGCATACGGAACACATTGGCGCGCAACCCGTTTTGCAGTCTGGCTGCGGAACTGTCACCTTGTTCATCTTGGTGAAATCGGTTGTTTTACAGACTATGATCTTGATTTCTTGTTTAGGCTTCTGGTTATCAGTCATCGAATCACCAAACAGATTAACTGATATAGACAGATCGCCATTACAACGATGAATAACAGACAGAGCATTCGGCCTTCCGTCTTACCGAACCGGCTCTTCATCTCCTCCCCCTCCGGCGCGGCAGGATTTCTATCACGCGGACCTGGAATGTGTGCTTGCACCTGTCCAGACCGATGAAATCGCACACCGATTTGTCATCTTCGTGTCGCCACTCTCGCCACGTCCTCGCCTTCCTCGCCTTCTTCCTAGTCGCCATCCCGTCCCTCCTGCCGCTCGGACAGGGCGGCGCGTGTGAGATTGCATTGCGGACAGGCGTCTGGGTGATAGCCGTAGTGCGCCTTATCGGTGTGGTGCGTCAGCGCCTCCCTCGCCCCCCGCAGGTCCGCGACGGCCTTGTCGCGTTCGGCCCGTGCCGCTTCCAGTTGACAGCCGTAGCACCCCGCTTGAATGCCGTGGCCGCACTTGCTACACGGCTCCTGCCTGAACGTCATCTGCATCCTGTCGCGCTCGGCAATCACCTCATCCAGTTCGCACCGGCAATCATCGAACCACTTACCGCACCGCTGGCAGGTGCAGCACGTCCCGTGTTTCCAGTTCTCGTGCCGCTTGTAGGCTGCGTCGCGTTCGGCAATCACGCTGCGGGCGAGGTCTGCCAACTGCACGACGTAGATGGCAGCACTAGACTCCATTGCATCCCGCTCCAGCCTGTCCACCCTTGCCGCGTCGTCGCTCATCGGGACTCCTTCTCTGCGCATGGGCATGGACTAGGCGGCGCATCGCACACCCGCTCAATGCGACAGCGCCCACCGATACACCCAACGCACCCCATCGCCACCACCAGCACGATCACCACCCGCCTGAGCCAGAGGGGGAGGGTCATGGCTTCTTCGCCTCTGGAGAGTGATGCGCTTCGTAGTCGTGATCCTGCCCGGCGCGCTTCTTGCGAACCTCGTCAGCGTGGGCGACCTTCCAATGATTCACCTCGCGGTTGTGCGCCACATGCACGAGGCCGACCACTCTGGCGAACTCGATCCGCCCGGCGTCGTTGAGAATGAAGTGCGCATGCACAAGGTTCTCAAGGTCGGCAAGCGCGTTGATGAAATCCTCTGGCTTGATGCTCATGGCTTCTCCCCGGAGAGCGCAGCGGCTTGGGCGCGGACCTGTGCAAGCATTCGCTCACCCTCCGCAACCCGCCCCTTCACCTCTGCCAATTCAAGCGCCCTCTCGATGGCGCGTTCGAGGGCCGTCCAGCGCGCCTTGTCGTGATACAGGACATATTGGTGAATCGCCTCCCTGACCTCATCGGGGATGGGCATGTAAGTCTCCGTCGGGCTTCCGCTCACCGCATGTTTCGTCGTGTGAGAGGCATTCATAACACCGCTCATTGGGCCGGTTGTCGTTCTCCTGATTACAGCACCGACAGTAGAACGTCGCGCCAGCCCGCTTTCTGTCGCTCCAATAGTCATTCGCCATCACTCGCCTCCGTCGCCGCGAAGGATGCGGCGGGCTCGCTTGGCATTCTCGTAGGCGGCGTAGTTATGGGTGCTCTCGCTCAAATCGGCAATCGTTTTGTCGAGCACCATGAGCGCATCCTCGATCCTCTCCTCCGCAGACTTCTTCGGCTTCGGGGGCTCGTGGATGTAGAGGGTAGCTGGAACGTCGCGCCTGGAGATGCGATTCACCGTAACGAACTTGGCAGGTGTCGTGTCTCCGCTCACAAACCCATCAACCCGTTCCCCGCCAACCCCCCACTTCTCCCTCGCCCGCGTCAGGGCTTCGGAGGCAACGGCGAGAGCCGATGTGCAAATGCTCTCGGTGGTGTTGGCGAACATGCGCCGCTGTACTTCTTCTTCGCTGATGAACTCCACGGCTTTCACCTTCTCGTCGCTCATGTCTCTCGTCTCCTCTCTCTGTAGACATGGCTAGCCTTGTAGGGCCGGGATCGGTGGGGAAGTTCGGGTGCTGTTGGGCTGTCCTGCTGTAGTAGTGAGCCCTTAGCCCTGCTCTATCCCTGTACCTACCCAAGCGCGAAACGCCAGAGCGCCCATGTGAACAGAGCCCCCCACGAACGCCCAGGTTTCGGGGTCGTGGAATCCCATGCCCTGTTCTCCGCCGGCTAGCCGTGGTAGCGGTTCCACCCACAGAGTTCGGAGAGCCCGACTGCCCGCTGTGGACCTCTGGATTCCCCGGCCATAGTCGCGGGGCGAGGATGGGTGATAGCTGTGCATGTGGTAGCCCGTTCCCAGAGTGACCCACGGAACGGTGTAGCGCGAAGGTGGGGTGAGTAGGCGGGCGCAGCCCTTGACCGGCTGGTCTAGGTGTGCTGTATACTGCGGGCGCTTCGTCACAGAGGCACGATATGCCAGCCGAGAGGCTGGAGTCAAGAGAGGGGTCAGTCCTCACGGGCTGGCCCCTTTCGGCTTTCGGCCATGACGAGCTGAACCGGCTGGACGCGCGGCGCCAGCGGCAGGCATTCCTGGCTCATGCGCTTGGCGGCGATCTCGCAGTAGCGTTCCTCGATCTCGATTCCGATGGCCTTCCTGCCGAGATCCTTCGCGGCACGCAGGGTGGTTCCGGAGCCCATGAATGGGTCTAGGATGAGGCCGGCAGGCAGGAACTCTGCACACCAGCGCATGAGAGAGGTAGGCTTCTGGGTTGGGTGGTAGAAGTCGCCGCGCTCGCTGCTGCGTAGCAGTCCGACCCACAGATTGCGGAACACACGAGTCGAACCACGCACATTCGTCCATGCGAGTTCGGCCTCCCCAAGAGGCCAGCCCTTCGCTGCGAGGTCTTCGGCTCCGTCGCGCTTGTCCCAGATGAGCCACCCACCGCTGTCCTGCAGTCGGCTAGCGTAGTGGTTTGCACCCCAGAGGATTGCCGGACGGTCAACCCACGGTGAAGGGTCGAACGGTTTGGCGTCTCCGGTGATGTCCTGGTGGGCGACGACTTTGGAGTTGTCTACGTTGGTCCACCACGGAGAGTTGGTGCGGGTGAATCGCTGCGCGTTGCAGGCGGTCTTTGATCCCCACGGCGGGTCGCTCAGGATGGCTTGGTATTCAAGACCAGAGCGGATCTCGAGCGAGTCCCCGTGGTAGATCGTCACCGCCGAGTCCTGGTAGTAAGGCTTCACGACGCCTTCCCCTCTTGGACGCACAGCCCGCAGTAGGCCGGTTCGCCGGGCTTCCAATCTGGCAGTTTCGCTTGGCACATGGAGTTCCGGCAGCAGTACCCGTGCAGCGGACCCCCTATCGGCTTCTCGGGATTCTTAGGCTTCTTCACCTTCGGCCACCTCGCCTCGAAATCCCGGATGTAGCCGAGCAGCTCCTGACACAGCGCCCCTGCACACTTGCGGCAGCGCGTGAAGCCAAGGCTTACGAACATCTTGGCGGGTATCTCAGAACTGCCGCAGCGGGTGCAGGTCATTCCCGTCCCTCGTGGCAGGAGCAGCGGCACTCCTCGCCGTCATCGTTGCTCTCGTCGCACTCCTCGTGCAGCCCGACCTGACACGCTCGGGTGATGTAGCGGGTCATCGCTTCTTCCTCTCCGGGTAGTAGTACGCGAACTCGTGCCGCTCCACATCCCACCGCCAGAACCGCCCGTCCGTCTCGTAGCAGGTCGGCTCGAGGCAGGAGTACCAAATCACCCCCGTCTCGAACCTGACCGGCATGGAGCGCGCCCCACAGCGGGGACAGGGCGCGGTCCGCTCCATGTCGGCAGACGGGTCGATCATCAGAACGGGATGTCCTCGCCGGACGGAACCGGCCCGACCGGCTTCTTGTGCTTGGGCGGGCGGATGCCGATGCACTCGACCTCCTCACCCTGGAACTGAGTCGTGGACGGGTAGAGCACCACGTCCACCCCGACCCAATCGTTCGTCTCCTCTGAGCCGGAGGCGCGCACGATGCCGTTGCTGCGGGTCTTGTTGAGGACCACGCCCTTTTCGATGCCCTCGAAGTAGGCGACGGGGCGGCGGTCCTTCTGTGGGCCGACCTCCTCGAAGGTGATGGACTTGACCTTGACGATCATTTCCGCGTCGAGGTCGGACGCTTTGAGGTACTTGGACGGGAACGCCTTGTTGATGTTCACGAGTCTCCTTGTGGGTGGTTAGAGGTTGTCGAGCGGTGAACGTCGCGGCTTGACGCCTTCGAACAGGGTGCAGACTCCGGTTCCGTTCGTGTGCAGCCGCCAGTCCAGCGGCGTCTTGAGCGTGGCGGCGCAGGTCTCGCAGCGGGTGAAGTAGCCGGGCGGGACCGGCCCGACTTCGGCGCGTGGCTGCGTGGTCATGGCGCAGCGTTTCACAGCAGAATCCCCACGAGCCGGGCCGCCCAGCACTGACACTGCCAGCAGAGCGGCTCCGAATAGCCGTTGATGGTGGCGCGCTTCTTCGGGCCGAGCAGCCGGCGCAGGTCGAGCAGGATGCCCGGCGCGATGTCCAGAGAGGGGGAGGAGCCGCATACAAGGCATCTGCCCCGGCTCACCTCGTCACCTCCGTCAGCACGCGAGCCGCCCAAGAGAGCAGCCCGATCAGGAACGTCCCGATCACGCCCGCCACGAGCAGCACGAGCAGCGGGAACCAGCGCGGCATCGGGTCGGGCGTGTCCTGTGGCGGCCTGTGATGGTCGGGCATGGGCACGGTAGCCTTCCTCGCGGGCTGCTCCTCGGGTCGGTGGAATCTCGGGTCGGTCAGGATTAGGCTCAATTAGTCCTCCCGCCCGTGATGGGCGCACCACTTGTGCTCCGCCGAGTTGTCGCACTTCGCCGCCCACGGGTGTAGGCATCGTTCACAGTCACAGGCGCAATGCGCGTCAGGCTTCCGGTTGTCGGCTCCGGACTTCCAGTCCGGCGCGCAGTCGTCACCGTCGCAATGCCCCACCGTGTCCACGCAGCGGGAGCAGTAGGGACAATGCGAGAAATCCGGCCCCGTCAGGCGGCCGAAGTCGATGAATCGGCTCACTTGCTCACCTTTGGGCAGGCGGCCGATTGTTCCGCCCGTGGAATGCCGACCGCCTGCCCGTTCAGCGTGTCCGCCCCGCAGCGGGAGCCGATCAGAGCACTCGCCAAGGAACGGCTTGCCGGTGAGACAGCAACGGGGCTCCTCGGGAGTGCTGTGCTTTCGCTGCCCGTTGTCTGCTCTCGGTGAGGACCGGCGGCTCTCATGCCCTATGTATACGCCTTAGTGTTCCACAAGGCAAGCACTATTTTGTGATTGCGTGGAACCGGAATCGGGGTATACTCGTTCCATGCCAACCAAGCGCCCACACATCTGTACCCGTTGCCACGTCAGGGTCAGGAGGCCGAACCAGAGGTGGTGCCGCACCTGCCATGCCGACTACATGAGGGAGAGCCGTAGAACACACGCCGTCAAGGTTCCACGGGGAACAGCGTGAAATTCGCCGCCCTGGAGATGCACCCGCTCTGGCCCCGCATCAAGGGGTTCCTTCATGTTGAGCCGTACGGCAAAGACACCAGCCGCAAGAAGGTTCGCCACCGCATTGAGTTTCAGGAGATGCCGCGCGAACTGGCGGACAAGGCAGTAGAGCAGAAGGTGCCGTGCATCAACTGCGGGCGGTCTATATCGGTCGTTCGGGCTCGGCATGGGGAGGGGTCGCTCTACTACTCCCCGGCCTGCCCGCAGACCGAATCCCTGTCGTGTTCGCGGGGACGCGCCGCAAGCGATGAATACGAGTCTGTCGTGTTGAGGTTCTGTCAGTGTCGATGGTGTAGGCCGATGTGGGGACCAACCGTAAAGGAGACCCGATGAACCGACTAGCCATCTGTGCCCTTGTCCTGCTGACCGTGGCCGCCTGCTCTAGGGGTGGCAGCAACGACGCCGGCCTGCCCGTGGTGCCGCAGCCCGACGCCTCCATCACCTGCACCTCGTACCACAGCCCTGGCTCAGGGGCCATCTCCATCGCCCCGCTCTGGCAGGAGCGCGTAGACGAGTGCCGCGCCCTCTCCCTGTGCGAGGTCGACGGGGCCTGCCTGTACGGCTGCCCCCGAGAGATGGTGACGGGGTGCTGACGTGGACCTCCCGCCAGTCCTCATCCGAGCCCGCATGGTGGAGGTCGATGGACGCTACAGGCTGGACTGGGTGACGGTGGACGATGGCCCCCATGCTAGGGCCGCCCTCAAGGCGCTCTCCGTGGCCCTGTACCGCGACCTCAAGGCGGTCTTGACAACCGTCGCCGTGGAGCGTAAAACGCGCTTGTGAGCCAGCCTGACGCGCCACAGGGCACACCACGCAGCCTCCCCGAGGACGACTTCGGGAAGATGGTCGCCGGAGCCCTCACCGCCCACGCCATAGAGCAGCGCCTCACCGCCCTCATGGAGCGCGCCGCCGGCAACGGCAAGAGCCCCGTGATAGTCGGCCCCGGCGGACGCTCGGCCGCTCACCTGAACATGCCCTCCACACAGGAGCTCATGTTCGAGACCCTGAACGCGCAACGGGTCATCCTCCAGACCACCCGCATCCTCCTCGTCGCGCTCAACGACATCGACACACGCCTACGACTTGCGACCCTGACGACACGATCCAATGACGCCGAGAACCTCCCCAGCGGGGGCGTGAGGCCGGCTCTAGTGCGCCCCCCGTCAGGGTCACCAGCCTGCTACAAGTGCGGCAGTACCAACATGCGCTTCAAGCCGGATGACACTTACTGCATGGACTGCTGTGCAGACCAAGCCTTGGCTCCGGCATGAGCCGAAAGCGTAGACACGTCTGGGGCATCCGTGGCTTCACCCCGCTCGCCACAGGCCACTTCAACGCCGGCAGCGGTCGAGCCCACTGCGCGAAACTCTGGCAACAGGAACGTCATCGACAACGGGCGGCTTTGACCAACAACCGTCCCGACAACCAGGACCACACCGGCCCAGCGGAACCCTTGGCACAGGGCGGGTCCCAAGCCCCGGACTCCGAGCCTACGACACACCGGAAAGGCTCCCGGTCGCAGGGGTGCATCCCGGACGGATCGTCCGTAACCACCCGGACGCCGGGTAACCCGTAGCCGGGGCCTGATAGGGGCTGGCCCGCCCTATCTCAGCCCGGTGGAACGCAGGGCAGTCAGGTCACGATCACCCACCCAACGCCACGAGCATCTGCCGTAGGCACGTCCGGGGCCACCACATCAGTGCTACTATTCACCCACCATGCCGGCTACTCGCGCCCCCATCCGCGACACCAAGGGCCGCTCTCAAGACCCCGTAGACTTCCTCTGGCGCTCCATCAAGCGCTCCAAGCACTACTCGCCAGAACAGAAGGCCCACGTCAGGGTACTCATCACCCAAGTAAGACGCCAGCCCTGGAACCTGGAACGCCGTACCATGCAGGCTAACCACCTCCGCTCCTACATCGAATCCCTCCGAACAGGTGAGGCCATGCCTACCCAGATACCTGGCTCTCACCAGTACAAGGCTACCGTCTGGTCCCACACACGCCTAGGCGACAACATGAAGCGCATGGGCGTAAACGGTAGCAGCACTAAGGATAGGGGCAGCAACGATGTGGTGCATAGGCAAGGACCGACAATGTGGTCGGGTTCAGCGGTAACACCCCCACCGGACACTCTCGCCCATACGGATTATGCGAAGCCAACTGAGCCGACTTTACAATCGCCCGAGCCGGAGAGCTGATACATATGCGCCTCAACTGTTGCAGCGCATAGCGTTACGAGCGCAACAGCACTTAGCGATAAGGCTAGCGTGTGCAACAGTTAGTCTCGGTTACCATAAGCGTACTTATCGGACGCTGGCGAGAGGCGTATAGAGGTTATGCATTGAACAGAGAGTCGGTCGGCAGCGCTTCTCAGGTCTCCCGTTTTTTCTCCCCATGATTTTCCTATTCAGGAGGTACGAGATGGCGAAGCGACACAAGGCGAAGCAGTCGGAGCCGGTCAAGGTGGTACAGCCTGAGCCGGTGGTGTTGCCGCCGTTGCGGCAATCGTTGGGGTGTCCTGATCCTGCGTGTGAGAAGGGGATGAATCATGCGGGGCCGCACGGGAGGCGGGAGGGGGCGTAATGCCTGCCCGCCGTTCTTCTCCTGCTGCACCGTGTCCGCCCCGCGACATCATCGAGTTCGTGACGGGTGATGATTTTCTCGGGGACAAGTCTCTCTCTGTTGCTCAGATTGCTGTGCTAAAGGCGATCTACGGGCTGGAGATGACGCGGGAGGAGATGGCGGCGTTTCTGGCGATGCATGAGCAGAGGGCGGCGCGGAAGGGTGGGTATGACGAGGCCAGTCTCGGGTTCGGTCGTCGGTCAGGCAAGGGAGAGAAGATCGGCGGGAACGTGTTGGCGTACGAGTGCGTGATGTTCAACCCGGAGCACCTGAGTCCGGGCGAGACGGCTTACGGGATCGTGGTGGCGCAGAACGAGAAGCAGGCGCGGATCGTCAGGGACTACACGGAGGCGAAGTTCGGGATTCTTGCGGGGCGTGGGTGGAAGGTGTTCGAGGATCTCCCCGCGCAGAGCAAGGCGGTGACGGCTGAGGAGATTCGGCTGGCGAATCGGGTCGTGGTCAAGTGCATGCCGTGCAAGAAGGTGGCGGTGCGTGGGCTGACGACGATTGCGATTGTGCTGGACGAGATCGGTCACTGGCAGTTGGAGGAGGGGGCGTACAACGCGGACGTGGAGATTCTGCGGGCGGTGCGGCCGACCAGGGCGACGATGAAGTCCCGGGGGTACAAGGTGCCTCTGTTGAAGACCTCGACGCCGTACGATGAGATTGGGGTGTTCTATGACGATTACAAGCGGCGGTTTCAGACGCGGCAGCTCGTGATGCATGAGGTGCCGACGCGGTATCTGAATCCTTCGGTGAGTCTGGAGTTTCTGGAGGAGGAGCGGATCGCGGACCCGGAGTCGTATCCGCGGGAGTACGAGGCGAAGTGGCACACCGGGGCGCAGTCCAAGAAGTTCACGCGGGCGATGGTGGAGGCGTGTACGGAGCGCGGGCGTGACCTGGAGGCGCCGGTGACGGGTGCTCACTACGTCGCGCACATCGACGCGGCGTTCAAGCAGGACTTCTTCCCGTTGGGGATTGGTCGGCTGGACGGAGAGAGCGTGGTGCTGTCGGCGCTGCGGATCTGGAAGCCGGAGCCGGAGCGGCCGCTGTCGGACGAGGATGTGGTCGCGGAGCAGGTGCCGATCCTTCGGGCGTACGGGGTTGACGCGGTGGTCGGTGACCAGTTCTGCGACATCCCTCTGAAGAATGAGTACGCGAAGCACGGGATTGGGTTCATCGAGCGGCCGGTGAACGAGGAGAACAAGCTCAAGGAATACCGGAATCTCCTCTCCGTGATGACGGCGCAGAAGATGAAGCTGCCGGATATGGAGGAGATCGCGCGTGACCTGACCGGCCTCCGGTGGAAGGGAAAGAAGATCGAGGCGGCGAAGCGGAAGGGCGCGCATGACGACGTTTCGGCGGTCTTGCGGCGCTTGGCGATGGACCTGCTGCCGATGATCAATTCGGTCAACTTCGCGGACCTGAATCGCGGTGCGGTGTTGGAGAATGCTGGCGGCTCAGGGTGGTTCGGGCAGGGAGAACCGCCGGAATCGTTCGAGGTGGACATCATGGGGACGGTGCTGTGAACATTCCGAAGCGCGACTGTCCGGTGACGATGGACGGCTACATGGCCGAGATCAAGGGATACGGCCGGCTGGTGGGCTCTAGTCGGGTTGACGACATCGTCCAGATGGTCGGAACGTTCGGGTTGAAGCCCGGATCTCCGCGAGTGCGGTACTATCGGCACGTCAAGTGGGCCGACGGTCGCGAGTGGACCGGGCGGGTTGACCCGCTGGAGACGGCGACCACTAGAACTCTGAGGCTCGTGTCATGACGCGGCAGCAGGCGGCGGCTAACGCGCGGCAGGGGAAGATTCAGAAGGCACAGAAGGCCGAGCGCCTCAACCGCGAGATTATGAATCTCCGGTCTCAGGTCGGCGTCGAGATGGGCCGCAGCGTCTTCGGCGGCTCCGGGATCAAGCTCAACCTGCACACGATTCAGGAGGAATACGTCCCCGAGCTGTTTACCCTGCACGGCCGCCTGCCGATTCTGGAGCGGATGGCGAACGATCCAGTCGTGCGGGGTCAGTTGAACGTCATCTCATCGGCGCTCATCTCCGGGGTGCGATGGAAGGTGGAGGGCGGCACCGCCGAGCAGCAGGATCTTCTCGCCGCGAACCTTCTGCGGGAAGGGGATCGCGCCCTATGGTGCCTGACCTCGTGGACGGAGCGGCTCTACGAGATGCTCGGGTGCCTGATCCACGGGTTCGCCATGTTCGGCAAGCGCGTTGTGCCGGTGAACGGGCGCCAGATATACGCCGAGATCAAGTGGCTCCACCCGCGCAGTCTTGAGCAGGGGAACGCCTGGGTCATCGACGGGTCAGACAATCTCATAGGCGTCAACCGTTCGTTCATGGACGGCACCGGGCGTCAGGTGCGGGAGTTCCGTCCGGCCGGCGATCTGTTCATCGTTCCGTGGGACCGCCGCGGCCCGAACTTCGAGGGCAATGCCTTCATCCGGCCGATGTATAAGCCGTGGAAGATGCGCGAGCTCGCCGAGAAGATCGACCTCATCGACCTCCAGAACCGCGGCGTCGGCATCCCCATCGCCAAGCTGGCGTCAACGGGCGGGACGAAGGAGCGAGACCAGCTCGTCTCCATCCTCAAGCATCTCCGGTATGGGTCCAAGGAACTCGCGTTCATCGTCATTGGCAATGAGGAGGAGGTCAAGTTCCTGACGACTGACGGGAACGTCCGTGAGGCGCAGACGATCCTTGACGGCAAGGCCGCTGACGTGGCGCGGGTCGGCATCACGCAATATCTGGAGAGCGGAAACACCCAGAGCGGAAGCCGGGCGGCGTCATCGAGCATGTCCACCGGGGCGTTCATTCACGCCGACTCGATCCGGATTCGGCTGGAGGACGCGATCAACTTCGGCGTCGGTTCGCTGCCGGGGCTTTCCGAGGAATTGCAGGATCTCAACTTCCCGAACATCAAGGAGTATGCGCGCATCACCGGGTCGCGCATCTCCCCGACCGAGCAGCTCGACAACATCCCGCTGATCGGTGACATGGTGCAGAAGCAGGTCATCCCTCCGAACATGAAGCTGGCGAACGAGGTGCTCAAGCGGCTTGGCTACCCGGTGATGAACGAAGCCGAGTGGGCCGAGGCGCGCAAGTCGCTCACGCCTAGCATCGGAGGGCGTCCGGACGGCGCGGGGACGGATCAGGAAGGGCGGGACGATGAGAACTCGCGGCGGTTCGGCTTGCTGGAGGAAAAAAAAACTCCAGACGCCGGGAACCGACCGACGAGGAGGCCCGCGTCCTGGCCCTGGATGAAATCGACTCCGGGCTCGACGCCTTCGCGGCCGACTACGCCCGCATCCTGACCGATCATGCGGACGCCCAGATCCGGAAAATCGGACGCGCCGTTGCACAGGGTATTGACATCCGGGACGTTCTGGCCCCAACATCTCGCGTTATCGGCTCCGGCCGGGCGGCTCGACAGCGCCTCATCGGGGCCTTGAAGGGCGTCCGGGACTTCGGGCGCGAGCAGGTGCAGGACGAACTCAAGCGTTAACCGTCGTCGGGGCATCGAACCCCGCCGGCTTCCGGGACGCGAACAAAGGGCCTGACGGGGCCGTCACCTCGTTAGGCCCTTTTTTCGTGGCCTGCGCGAGTCGGCGGCAGAGTGGCACAAGCCCCACCCAAGGGACCGAAAGCCTCCATCGTCACCGAGGAGGCGATCCGCGTTCGCGCTTCCATCGATCTCGCCGAGATAGTCTCCCGCCTCCAGAACGAAGCCGCCCGCCTCATCGCGGACTATTCGCAGCGCGGTCTGACCGGGCCGGCATTAGCGAACGCCGTCACCTCGGACCTGGAGGCGATGTTCGGGACTTCGCTTGAGCGCACCGGCCGCGAGGCCACGCACGAGGCATTCGCGCTCGGCCGGAACCTCGAGGCGCAGTCACAGGCCGACAGCATCGGCGGCGTCGTGCGCTCGGCCATTCTCGATGAGAACTCCTGCCCTCCGTGCGTTGGGCTAGACGGCCAGACCTACACGTTCAACAGCGCCGACTATTTCAACGACATGCCCCCGAACCACTGCGACGGCGGCGAGCAGTGTCGGTGCCTCTACATCTACCGGAGCGCCGCGTGATGGAGCCGGTCCTCGTCAAGGAGATCGTCGTCGCCCACGCCGGGATGAACTTCAAGAACGGCGCGCAGGAGTTCGACCTCACCACCGAAGACATGGACGCGATGGTGACGAACTTCGCGGCTCTCAAGCGTCAGGTGCCGGTCCTGTTCCGTGGCCCGCACCTCATGGGGCCTGAGCGAGCCGACCGGCCGGCTGACGGGTGGGTGGAGGACATCTACCGCAAGGGGATGGACCTGATCGCCCGCGTCAAGCTCATGGGTGAGGCCGCCGCCGCCGTTCTTGCGGACACCTTCCGCGGGGCGAGCATCGGCGCCTTCAGCGGTCGGGACCTCCACGGCAAGCCGGTCGGGTGGGTGCTGGATCACCTGCTCATCACGAACACCCCGTTCTTTTCGGACCTCAACATCGCGGCGCAGCGGAACAAGGGCGGCGAAGCCGTGATCTACCTCACAGCCCAAAAGGAGGCCGCGATGAGCGAGCCGAACACCGAGCAGATCCTCGCCAAGGCCGAGGCCGATCACGAGGCCGCGATCAAGGCGAAGGACAACGAGGTCGTGCAGCTCAAGGCCGAGATCCTCAGTCTTCGAGAGCAGCTCGACAACGTGACGAAGGACCCCGAGAAGGACGAGGCGCTCACCCGCCTTGCCCTCACGGAGCGGAAGCTGGAGGCGATGGACATCCGCGAGTTGGTGTTCAACGGTCTCCAGCGCGGCACCCTCAAGGCCGCGTGGTGCAGCAACTACAACAAGGGAGGCCACGAAGGGACGCTCTCGTGGTTCAAGGCGTCCCGCTTCGGGGGCGACCTCAAGCTCCTCAAGTACCAGGTGGAGCAGACCGATCCGGTGGTGCGCCTCAACCAGACGTTCGCGTCCGGCGCTCCGGCGGAGGGCCCGGTAGCGCAGCTTTCGTCCGAGGACAAGGACTGGCTCCGGTCTCGCGGGATCGACCCGGAGAAGGTGACTGTCGCCGCCAAGGCCCGCGACCTCGGCGAATACCGGCGTCTCAAGGCCGCCGCGAAGGGGAACTGACATGGCCGCTCTTGCAGACAATGCCGTCGTCGTCTACGACCCGGCGCGCAATCCGATCAAGCGCCAGTGGAAGACCGGCGCTATCACCGACGAGTTCTACCGGGGCGCTCTTGTGACCTGCGCCGCCGGAACCGGGCTCGCCGTCGTCACCTCTGTCGATGCCTCGGAGTTCGTCGGCGTCTGTGACCAGCGCAGGTCGTTCACCGGCACCGCCGGGAACGTCTGGGTCATCTTGGACGCGATCATGTGGTTCGCCACGACTTACGCGGCGGACGCGAACGTGGCGAACACCGGATATGCGGCCTGCACCGCCGCCTCCGACAACCCGGCCGACATCATCCAGCTCGCGGCCGGGACCACCGGGCAGATCGGAACCCTCGTTCAGCCCGACGTGACCGGGACATCCGGTTGGTTCGACATCGGCATCGGGGCGCGCAGTCCCCGCGGCACCAACGCCTAGGAGACGACGATGGGATTCCCGATCAACTCAGAGGTTTACTCGGCGATCAAGCACGGGATCGCCGACTCGTTCTACGGAACCATCCTCGCCGAGGAGCCGGACTACACCTACGGCAAGCTCTGCAAGCCGGTCGATCAGGATGACCTCACCGCGACCTATACGGCGTGGGGTGGGGCTCCCGAGCCGCGGCAGCTTTCGACTGCCCTGAACGGGAGTGGCACCGGAGGCGGACGGCAGGCCAAGCAGCTCATGGACTACAAGGTCACCGGGAGCGTCGTGGAGTGGGAGCAGACCATCGAGATCCCGCGAAGCGTCGTGGAAACACAGCCCGGGCTCGCCGCCGAGAAGGCGGCCGAACTGGCACGCAAGGCGCTTCTGTTCATGGATCGCCGTTTCGTCGGCACCATCCTCGACGCTGCCACCCTCGGATACGACGGTGACGCGCTCTACAGCACAACGCACACCGAGAGCGGCACGGCGCAGGACAACGCCGACACCAGCGCGGCGGCCACCGGCACCAAGCCGACGGTTGCCGAACTGGAGGCGCAGCTCGACCTGAACGTTGCGCTTCTGCGCCTGTTCACCGACGACGCCTTGACTCCGGTCAACGCGACGGTCAAGCAGTACCTGATGCTCATCCCGGTCGAGTTCGAGCCGCTCTACAACATCTCGCTCGGGACCTCCAACATGGCGCACCCCGGACTCGATGTCTCGGGCGCGACCGGACGGTTCAAGGGGATGTTCGAGATCGTCTCATCTCCGTTCGTTCCGGCCACCCGGCACTACATCTTCTGCAAGCGCCCAGGCTACTACCCGGTCGCGCTGCTCAAGAACAAGGACTGGGAGGTCGTGGACAACATCAACACGGACTCCGACGCCTGGAGGCTCAACCAGACGGCCCTGATCCACTCCTACGCTCGCTTCGAGTTTATCCCGTGGGACTGGAAGGGGACCATCCGTCAGGTCTGGTCGTAAGCCACGCGGGGCGGGGGTCCGCATCGGGGCTCCCGCCCCTTTCCATCCCGAGGCGACATGCCGACGATCAACCTCCCCGTGCAGGCCAACGGTGAACTTGCCGGATGGTCTTCCATCGTCGGGGGAACGTTCGGCTACGACGCCATCGACGAGTCGAACGACTCCGATGACGACGGCGACACCTCCTACATCGTCCTGCCGCGGCAAATCGGGACGGCCGGGATCATGTCGTTCCGCTTCTTCGACGGGTCGGAGAACCTCATCCCGACGAGCGTCACGATTCGCACGTCGATCAAGCTCAACTCCGGGAACCCCGAGGTCGAGGTCGGGTTCTACCGTGGCGGCGCGACGGCCTTCTCGATGACCACCGTCATCCCCGGCGCGCAGTACGACGACGAGGAAACGACGTTCTCCACCAACCCGTTCAACGCCTCCGCGTGGGCGGCGGATGACCTGCTCCCGATGCAGCCGTGCCTCCGGATGCTCAGCGGCGCCATCGGCACCGCGCGGGTCTCTCTCATCAGCGTCGAGCTGTCGTACCGGGCCGCGCTTCTGAGCCGCGCCCACTCGGTCAGCGAGGACTACGGGGTGATGACGGCATGAGCCAGTTCGTCATCGGAGAGACGATCCGCCGGCTGTGGACGGTGCTGGACGGGAACGGCGCCGCCGTCACCGGCATCACTGCGCCCGCCGACGTGACCCTGACGCTGCACCTGAACACCGGCTCCGGGTTCGCCGCGGCATCCGAGGCGGTCACGCTTCCGGAGATCGGCGTCACCGGGTCGTACAACGTGACGGTCACTCCGCTCACGGCAGGGCAGTACCACCTGGTGCTGTACGAGCTCGGTGGGGACGCTCCGCTCGGCCGGCGCATGGAGTGGGACTTCGACGTTGTGACTGCCGGGTCGGTGTTCGTGCCGTCCCTGTCCAATGCTTTCTGCTCCGAGTCGGACATCGAGCGATGGATGCAGCAGAGCATCACAAGCGCTACGGCCCCGTCCAGTACCGAGGCGGCCGGGTTCGCGGAGACGCGGGCCGCGATCCTCATGTCGATCTGTACGCGGTACGGCTTTGAGGTCACGCCGGTTACGGTGGTCAGCGGCTCGCGCTTGCAGGACATGCTGCGCGAGGCGAACGCCATCGGGGCGGCGTGGGATTGCGTCATGGCGGCGTCCTTCTCGTCGCGTGGCGGGTCGTTGGCCGGCAAGGCGGAATGGTTGCAGGCGCTCTGGACCTCCTATGTCGGCGGCACCGGAGAGTTTGGGCAGGTTGGCGCCGGCCTCATCGAGCAGGAGATTCGCGGCTCTCTGGCGTCCCTGTCAACCGACCACATCCTGAGCGGCGACACGACGGCGCCCACCGTCACGACGGCGCCGGTCTCTCTCGGCATCGTGACCTCCATGTCGGACCTCTACTGATGGTCAGGATGACGCCCAACAAGCGGGAACTCGAGCGGCTCCGGAAGCGTACCGCGGCACTCCTGATCTCCGACCGCGAGAGGCAGGGTCCGATCCTCGTGGCGCTGGACCGTGTTCATTCTCAGCAGGCTCGCCGCGCATTCACGACAGAGGGCGTGTCCACCGGCTCGGCATGGAAGCCGCTCTCTAAGGGCTACGCCGCATGGAAGCGCAGGGTCAAGCCGGGCCGCCGCATCCTGGTATTCAGCGGTGACATGCGCGACCGATTCACGCTGCCGGCGAGCGCCAATCACATCCGCGAGTGGGTTCGGCCGTGGACCTATCTGTTCGGCGTCGCCTCCACGAAGGCGTGGCGCCACGAGACCGGGACCGGCGAAGGCAAGCAGGTGCTCCCTAGGCGGAGCGTCCTTGCAAAGACCGCCGCAGACCTCAAGCAGTTCACCGAGGCTTTCGCCTCGTATTACATCAAGCGGACTCGTCAGGTGCTACGGCATCTGTAGGTCTGCGCCGGACGTGTGATGGCGATCAAGGGCGCGGAGTACGCCGTGACTCGGATTGTCGCAACGCTCCAACTCTATCTACCGACAGAGCTGGACCTGATCGACGCCGAGATGGCAGACACGATCACCCTCGCGGACGTGGATAACGCCGCGTACTACGAGTACGAGAACCCGTCCGCCGAGATGGAGCATGTCCTGTATATCAACGTCAACGCAGACGACAGCGAGGCGCTCATCACGGACACCATCACGAACTCGCCGGGGCGCATGGTTGACGAGCATTCCGTCGCGGTCTCCGTCACGCTCAAGGACTCCGGCAACGAGAATCCGACGCTCACCAAGCGCCGCGTGATGCGCTACGCCCGCGCCATCTGCCGCGTCCTGACCGTCAAGTACCCGACCCTGACGGAGACCGTCACGCGAGTCCACCGCATCGGCGCGAACCCCATGACCTACCGCCTCAACCCGGAGCAGGGGGAGGGGCAATTCATCCTCTCGGCCGTCGTGCCGTTGAAGGTGGTGACGCATGAAAGCCTCTGACCCCAAGCCGGCGGCGCGCAACCGACCGGAGCCTATCCAGATTTCCGATCCCGCAGAAGCGCGGGCGAACCGCTCGTACATCATCACCCCACCGGCGCCGCCGAAGGTGAAGAAGCACCAGGAGGCCACAGATGGCGAAGCCGTATAGGCTCAACGAGGCGCAAGTCTGTTGCGAGGCCGAGGCCGTCCCCGGAACCGCCGAGACCCCGGCCGCTGCCGACATGGTGCTGGTCGAGAACTTCAAGTTCACACCGACCTACGGCAACGCCCCGAACAACAGCATGGGCGGCGGCGTGTTCAGCAAGTCGCCGGGGGCCTCCGGCGTCCAGACCGGGACCGTCTCGTTCGATGTCGTGATGAAGGGCTCAGGAGCCGCCGGCACGGCCCCCGAGTGGCGCGACCTGATCATGATGTGCGGGTTCTCCGAGACCATCGTCGGGGCAACGTCGGTCACCTACGCCCCGGCCGCCCCGGAGGCGTACTACACGATGTCGTGGATCGTCCCCGGCCTAGGCGCCGGTGGCGAGGACATGCTGCACCGCCTCGCGGGCTGTCAGGCGAACGCGAAGTTCACGTTCAAGGCGGGCGACCTGCGCCGGATGAACGTCTCGGCCACCGGCATCATCGCGGCCCCGTCCGACTCCACGATTCTCTCGGCCCCGACCTGGGATACGACGGCCCCGACCGCGTTCCTCAACGATGCGGCGGTAATCCACGGATCGACTCTGGCCTTCGAGACGCTGGAGATCGACATGGGCCAGGAGATCGCATACCGCCCGAACGCCAACAGCGCGACCGGCGGGCTCACGGCGCAGATCACCTCGAGGCGTCCGACCGGCACCGTGGACATCGAGGCCGAGAAGCTCTCGACGTTCAACATCTACACGAGGATCACGGCCAACACTCTCGGGGCGCTGGCCATGACTCCGGTGGCGACCGCAGGGAACAAGGTGGCGCTCAACGCTCCAAACATCCGGTTTACCGGAGTCGACCACGCCGACCGCGCCGGGGCTCTGGTCTGGCAGGCCGCCTTCGAGTGTCTGCGTTCGGCCAACGCCGGGAACGACGAAGTGCAGGTGGTTCTAACCTAAAAGGGGGTAGTGATGGAGCTCAACGAACTAATGGTCAACGGCGACGGAACCGCCGTCGTGATGTGGCGCGGCAAGATCGCCGTGCGTCTGCGCCCGTTCTCCGGGGAGATGGAGCGCCGCGCACAGCGCATCGTCAAGCCGCAGTACCGGGGGCACAACCGGACCGAAGACAAGGTGGACCCGATTGCGCTGCGGGACTTCTACTGCGACGAGATCGTTACCGACATCGAAGGGCTCACGAAGGACGGTGAGCCGTTCGGGAAGTCGAAAGAGGACCGCCGCATGCTGTGGGATGCGACTCCGGACTTCCGGGTCTTCGTCATCAACGCGGCGAACGAGGCGGCCAACTTCGAGGCTGAAAAAAACGGCTAGAGGAGGAGAACCTTGAGACATGCGCCCGGCAGTTCTTCTCCCGCATATCCCCGCGCTGTTGCCTTCACGGCGGAGGCGTTCGGCGCTCCGGGCTTCCTGACTGCTCCAAGTGCGGCGTTGCCGACGCACTCAACGCCCTGGACGAAGGCAACCGTGAGGCATTCAACATCTTCACGACTGACCTTGGCGCGGCCATCGTCAACCTCGCGCCGATGGCTGAGCGGCCGGTATTCGTTCTTGATGCGGGATGGGTTCGCCTCACTCTGGAGGCGCGTGAAGTCCCTGTGCCGGAGTGGCCGGGGATGATTCGGAAGATTCAGATTCTCCACCGGGAACGGGAAGCCGCGAGGAAGTAGATGGCCGAGCGCGTCACAGTCGCAACCCTGACGATTGACGAGCAGGGAGCGGTGCGCTCGGTCAATAACCTTGTCGGTGCGGAGAAGAAGCTCGACGCGCAGACGAAGACAACCTCGGATGCGTTCACGGCGCGCATGTTCAATATGCGATCCGCCGCCGCCGCCTTCCTCGGTGGCTTCACGCTAGCCGGCGCCATCTTCCAACTGCGCGAACTCGCCACGGCCGTCATTACGTCGAGTGACGCATGGGCCGCTTATTCCAAGAGCGCCGATGCGGCCGGGAAGCGCACCGCGAATCTCCTCGCGGACCTGCTTGGAATCACCGCCGCACTCGAAGGCACGACGCCGTGGCTCAACCGACTTGAGCGTCTCGCTGGAGTCGCCAAGGGGCAGAACTACCAGGGGCCGACCGCGTTCGGAATCATCGGGACGCTTCTGTGGGGAAGCAATTACAACCTGTTCAAGCAGGCGCTCGAGGGCGTTGGCGGACTGATTGACAAGGCGCTTCCGACCGAGGCGAAGCCGGGAATTGCCGACCCGTGGGCCGTTTCGGATTGGGAAAAGGCGCTCAAGGCGGTCGAGGAGCGCAACAATTTCCTATCCAAGAATCCCACTGCCGGATTCAACCCGAAGATTCAGGGGCCGCCGCTGGCGCAGCGCATCGACCAGGGCGTCGGCTTTGGAGAGCCGCTGCAATACGCATGGCCGGAGATTCCAGACGATGACGCGCTCGCCCGGTGGGAGGAGGCGCTTGAGCTTCAAGAGCGACAGATCGAGTTCTGGGAGCAGCAGGGGAACGTCATCGTTGAACTGACCAACCATTACGCGGAGTATGGCGCGGTGGCGAGCGCGGCCGGTGATGCGGTGGCCGCTGCGGCTCAGTCCGGGATCGTCTCACAGGGCACGGCCGCGAGAATTAGCGCCGCCATCATCGCGGCCGAGGCGACCATTCGGGGAATGTTTGAACTTGCCGCCGCTGCCGCGTCCGCTGCGTCTTACGACTATCGCGGCGCGGTCCTGCACAAGATCGCGGCTGGACTCTACTTCGCCACCGCCGCGTTCAAGGGAGCCGGGGCGTTCGGGGCGGGCGGGACGGGCGCGGACCGGGCGGTCAACGCGGGACGATTCCAACAGGTCAACCAGGCGCAGCCGGTTCGGCCGGAGATTCATCTCTACCTTGAGGGCACGCTGTCGGACGTGCGCGTCAGGGAATTGACCGGCGGCGTGGTGAAGGCGATCACCGATGGCGTTGGCGGCTCTCAGTTGGCCGTGGTGCCTGCCTGATGGCATTCCCTGTCATTCTCTACGATTCGATTCTCCGCGACACCGGGGCCACGGTTGTCGCCTCGTCCACCGAGACCGGGGACTATGCCGCCTCGTACCTGCTCGACTTCCTGCCCTGGAAGATGTGGAAGTCCGGAACGCTCGTCACCGGCATCAACATCGACATCGACCTCGGCGCCGACACGGGCACTGCCGACACCATCGGGCTCGTCAACCACAACATCACGAGTGAGGCGGGGACGGTTGAACTGCGCGCCGACACTTCGGCCGGGGCCAACCCGCCGACGACTGTTCGTCAAGCGGCCTACACGCCTACCTATGGCGATGTGGACCTCAAGACGTTCACTGAGGCCGCGAACCTCCGGCGCTGGAGGATTGTGCTCGCCAAGGGCGGCAACTTCACCAACAAGCCGTTCATTGGGGAGCTGTTCATCGGGTCGCGCACGACCTTGACCGAGTATCTCAACCCCGAGATCGATCCGTATCTCAAGCAGGTCGGCGGGGCTTCTGAGCGCACGGAGGGCGGGCACTTCGCGGGCGCCGTGCTGCGCGGGCAGGTGCATCGGTTCGTTCTTGGGTTCGGAGAGGCTGGCGGGAACCGAACGGCGATGGCCCCGGTGATGACCTTCCTCGACTCGCATGCCTACCTGCTGCGCCCGTTCATCTTTCAGGTGGACAGCGACGATACTGACTTCAAGAAGCCGGTCTACCTGAAGAAGACCGATGACGGCGACGTGTCGCGGCAGGCGGTGGGCGGGATGTGGAATCGGCTCACCCTAGCCATCCCCGTCGAGGAAGCGTGGACTGAGGCGGCCTCGTGAGTTACGCAACGCAGCGGGACGCTGGGGTCAGGACGCCGCAGCAGCTCGTCGTCGTGGGCGTGCCGCAGTGTGCGAACTTCTACGCCAGCCGATCCGCCGGAGGATTGCAGGGAGAGCAGGGCCTCAAGTGGACTGAGGATTTCAGCAACGTCCTGTGGATTAAGACCAACGCCACCATCACGACGAACACCGCCGAGGCACCGGACGGCGAGACCACGGCAGACACGATTGATTTCACGGCGGCGACCGGAAGCGTCGAGATGATCGGCGATTACAGCCTGACCGGCGCGACCGGTGACGGCTACACCGGGTCCGTCTGGATCAAGGCGACAGGGGCCGGGACCGTCACGTTGATGATTCGAAAGTCGGCTGGCGTTGAGGAGACAACGTCCATCGTCAACGTCACGACTTCATGGGTGCGCCTGTCAATGGCGGCCCTGTCCGCGTCGAACGGAGGCAACTACCGGTTCCTCATCACGCGGGCCGTGGGCGACCTCGCACAGGTCATCGTGTGGGGCGCGAACATGAGCCGGATCGGCGCGGACTATCCGCCGACCGCGGCCGGCCACGTGTTCCCCTACGTCAAGCGAGAGACGGAGACGGTCCAGACTGAAAGCGTGAAGTCCTCGCCGTGTTCGGTTACTGATGCCGGAGTCGGGGCGCGCTGCTACTACACCTTCGCCTCATGTCAGGACGTGGAGAACTACAACGACGGGAACTCGTACGAGGCTACCGCCGCGCTTCGTGGCATCAAAGAGTTCCGATTCTGTCGCAAGGACTCACCGCTCGCCGTGGCCGGGGCTGAGGTCATGCCGCTTCTCGAATCGGCCGCCTTCACGCCGCAGAAGATCGACACCGAGAAGGCGGTCACTCAGTCGGAGCGGATCAAGTTCAAGTTCTCTGACCACACCGCAACGTGGAATTGGAATCAGGACAAGGTGAACGAAGGGGCGAAGACGAACACCGGCACCCCATCGGGAACCTTCTGGACCCGCTTCATGCGGCTGCACCGGAACTATGCGAACCCGAAGGGCTACGCCAAGTTGTACGCCGGGTTCGTGGAGTCGGGCGGGACCGAGGCGGATTACGAGGCGCGCGGGAAGTACATCATCAAGAACCTCGCGCTCTCGTCCGGCTTCACGATGACGATGGAGTGCGCTGACCGGCTCAAGCTCCTCAAGGCGAAAGCCCCGCCGAAGATTTCAGAGACGAACCTGATTAACGGGGCCATCACGTCGGGCGCGACATCGATGGTTGTCGATGACGCTACTGAAATCACCGACCCCGGCGATGGCTACAACGTCTGTCTACAGTTGACCTACAGCGGCACCGACGAGTTTGTCAACGTCACCGCCAAGAGCGGGAACACGCTGACGATTCAGCGCGGCCGGTGGGGCACGGCGGCGGCGGCCCATGCCGACAACGCGGTCTTCCGCGAGGTGCTCCAGTTCGGTACGGAGAACCCGACGCCCGCGTCCCCGCCGATGGGGAAGAAGGTCGTTGACATCGTGAAGGAACTGGCCTTCCGCGCTGGCTTCACCGCCGACGAGGTTGACGAGGTGACGCTCGACTTCGAGGGCGACACCTGGTTGACCGGGGAGATCTCCGGCACGACCGAGACCGGCATTCTGTTCAAGCGGTGCGGCGATACGGTCGGCTCCGGGAACGGGGCCATCATTGACCAGCATGAGATCGAATACTTCATCCGGCAGATTCGGGAGTCCTCGCTTCTGGACCTGTGGACGAATCAGGAGCAGATGCTTACGGGAAGCGTGTTCGCTCCGGCGCTGCCGACCGAGACGCTCAACGACCTGACCGAGACGGATGACATCCTCGTCGGGAGCGTCAACGTCGATGACCGCGAGGATACCCGCGTGTCGCGCGTCATCATCGGGTACGACCTGCAAGCCGGGAAGAACGGTGACCGGCTCTCCGACTATGGCAAGTTTGTCGCGCGGGTTGACGGCGATGCGGAGAACCCGAACAGTTACGGGGAGGCGCGGACTAAGGTGGTGCTCTCGCCGTGGATCAAGACCACCGACTCGTCAACGGCGTCCACGCTGGCAGCGCACATCCTGGCGCGGTTCAAGGCGCCCGTGCGTGAGGTTGAGTTCGACCTTGAACTGCGGCACGACGATACCGAGTGCGGCGAGTATGTGACCTTGACGACTTCGCGCATCGTGCAGCCGGACGGCACGACCGACCCGCAACGCGTGATGCAGATTGTGAAGAAGTCGCGTGACGAGACGCGCGGACGGCTTGGCTACGTTGCCGTCGATACGTCTCTCGGGCAGCGGTACGCTTTCATCGCTCCGGACGCGAACGCCGATGAGTACGACAACGCGACTCCGGATGAGCGCCGGCATGCGTACATCGCCAGCGACGACGGAACGATTCCAACCGCCGGTGACCCCGGCTATGCGATCTGGTAGGGGGTAGGGCATGGCGTGGACGCCGATCAGCAGCACACAGACCGACGCGGGGAGCATCGTCAACCAGACGTTGATGGACTCGATCCGGACGAACCTTGACGACCTCAACGACAGGGTCAGCGCCATCGGGACGCCGAGCGATCAGAACATCTACGACAACTTCACGAGCGCCCTGCTGAGCACGCGCGTCATCATTGGCGGCGGCGCCGTCGGGCACGAGGACCCGTACACCTGGGATTTCCGTGGGACTGGTAGCCATAGCCTGGCGACGCGCCACACCTGCGCCCTGACGCAGGCCGGAGGCGTGAACGACTACGCCTCGATCATGGCCAGCTCCTACAAGATGCGGTTCGCGCTGGACCTCGACCACACAATCGTCTTCGAGTGCCGGCACAAGTCGAGCCAGTCGGACATCACGGAATACTGGACGTTCGGATTTCAGGACGAGGCGATGATCGGGACGGTCAACCTCGTCAAGGACCGGACGGACTTCATGGGGTTCATCCAGGGCACCGGCGTTGCGAACACCTACCGGGCGCAGTGTGACGATGCCGGCGCCGGGCCGACCGTGGTTGTCGACGACGAGGGCGATGCTTCGGCGTGGACGGTGCTGCGGATCGAACTGACGTTCGCCGGAGCGACGCAGCAGGTGGAGTTCTTCGTCGACGGCACGAGCGTGGGGACATCCACCACCAACATTCCGAACGGGGTCGTGCTGCGGCCGATGGTCGGAACTTCGGACGGCGCCGGGGCGCGCACGCAGAACTTCGACTACATCCATGCGTTCTGGGCGACGCAGCCCTTGAGCGCGTAAGGGGGATCGATGCGCCGACTACTCGCAGGGCTGCTGTTGACGCTGGCCGGGATCGTGTCGGCTTCGGCGCAGGTCACGAACCCGCTGGTCTCGGCTTTCAGGATTGGCACGGGCGGAGCGTGCGCGACGACAGCGTGTACCAGCGCCACCAAGCAACTGTGCCGCAACTCGACAACCGACACGACGATCTATGCCTGCGATCCGGTGGCCGGATTCTATGAGCCGGTCGCCAGCACGGGCGGCGTGTTCACGCACGATGTCTATGACACGACGGCGGCGAGTGGCCCAATCATTCACCTGACAGGGTCCAGCATCCTTGCGTCCGGGGCGTCCGCGACCATCCCGCTTTTGCAGGCAAAGGCCGATTTCACGATGGCCGACCCGGTCACCGCCCCGACCATTGGAACCCCTACCGGGGTGAGCGGGTGCCTCGGTACGAAGAACTGGACGTTCCGTGCCGTCTACTACAACCACGGTGGGGTTACCGGGTTGTCTCCGGCTACATCGAACCAGACAGGCTGGGCGACGAGCAAGAACATCCCGGTCATTCGTCCGTCAGACTACCCGCCGACTGCGACCCATTGGTCTCCGGCGTTTACCGATGTGACTGCCGCGCCGTCCGTCGTGCGGAACTGTTCGTCCACCGGGCCGGTCACCGCTATCGGGACATCGTCGGTGAGCTGCGGCTGTTCCGGTTCCGGAACGGACATCACCAGTCAGGTCAACACGACCGCAGAGAAGACGATCTTTCAGGTGATGGACGGCGAGCTTCGCTTCCCATCGTTCGCATCTTCATCTCCGAACCTGTTGACCGAGGGAGCGCGCCGGTTCAACTTCGGGCTTGGATACGCCTCCTTCACGCCGGACAGCGGGACGACTCTATTCGACCTGCTGACCAGCAACGGGCAGAGCCGAATTGTCTGTGCAACGTGTCGGTACACAACGGTCGACCTCGCGCTGGCGAGTATCAGCGACAACGCTGTCTCCAAGCCGTACACGATCTACGCGCTGCCGGGAACCTACGGCGGATTCACCATGAGCAAGTCGTACGTCTATGTCGTCGGGCTCGG